GTATCAGTTAGTAGCTGATGACAACGCAGATTTTATAGCGTCAGCTGAGATTGTTTGGGTTGGAAGACCAGACGAAGCATTCAGTATCATCGGTTTGTTCAGTCGTAGAAAGTCTGAGACTGAAGTTCGTATGAATATTTTGGTTAGAGAGGTAGCTACGGATAAGGTGGTATCAAGTAGAGGTGTTGGAACAATCCAAACAGATATATCTGCTACAGGATTACAGATTGAAGAAGACCTACCTTTTAACCAAAGTGAGTTTGGTGGAGCTATTAGAAAAGCTATAGACGAGGCGATGAAGCAATACAAATGATTAAACTTAAAGATTTATTAATGGAATCCACTTATGCACCATCTAAACAAGCTGGGCCTAGTTGGATAGATAATAAGTGGTATCCCGCTCACACAAAATCCGTATTGAATTGGGTTCGTCAAAGAGATGTGATTCCTCTAACACCATCGGTTGTGGAGAAAGCTCTTGGTAAAAAAATACCTGTAAAATCATTTCACATTACAGGACCAGATGGAATACGACAACTTAAATATGTTCTCAATAGAAAAAAAACTATATCTACATTTACAGCAACTCACGAAGATGAATCATTAGCTAAAGGTCGTGGTGTTCAAACAGGTATGGGTGGTATTATTTGTTATGTAGAGGGACATTTATTAGCAAAAAGGTCTATGGATTTTGATACAACACCTGATAAACAAGGTCGTAGATGGGTAAAGGCTTGGCATGTGTTTGATAAGGATAGTATGATATGGACAAATGCTTTAAAATCTTCTAAACTTGATTATGATAGTATTAGTGATAAAATGACCGATATAGAGAGAGAATATCACGACAGATGGATGTTACCAAGTGATGACCCTAATAGGATTAGTTATGATGACTATAAAGAGCAAGTTAAAAAAGCACAAGGGCCAGTCATTAACAAATATGTAAAAGATTATATTGATGTAGCAAACAAAACTTTACTTAAAAATAAAAAACTATTCAAGAAGAGTTTGATTAATTCTAAACATAATAAAAGAACTGCTTGGTGGAATGAACTTCTTGTTTATGATACAAAGATAATAGATATATTTGTAATGCAAAGAGTATTGGATAATAGTGTATTGGCTAAAGTTGAAATAGAAAAATTATTATCAACAGCAAGTGGTAACAAACCAATTACTATCGGTTCACCTGCTCAGTTTAGAAAATGGTTCAAAGAACGAAAAGGTAAAATTCACAAGGGTTAATAATGATGAAACATTTAAAAGAAAATAATATAGGATATTGGAAACATTGGTGGAGAGCCATGAAGATGAGTGGAGCTTTATTCATACACGCTTGGTTACCAGATGTTTTATCTGATTATGCAAGTAAGGAGTTATCTAAATGAAAAAAGAATTTGTTATAGGTGTATTGTTAAACATAGCAACTGTTCTTGCAGTTGTTGGTGTCCGTTATTATTATGCTAAACAAGAAATGGATTTTTTAAAAGAAGATTCAGTTAGACAAGAACAACTTATCCAAGAAAATGAATACACTATAGATACTCTTAAAACTGAAGTGGTGAAATTAAACAACCACGGAGCAAAACTTGTAAATGAAATACAAGATATAAAAACAAAACATTACGAAAGAGTTCGTTGGGAAAAAGAATACGAACAAAGAATTGATAACCTAAGAGAATCTCTTGATTCAGTAAAATTTGAGATATCTTTAGGTGAGAGTGGTTTAATACCATTTGAAAAAGAATTTGGTGTACAAGATAATTATTTAAGAATCTTCGGTCGTACAGGCGTGAAGATAAAAGATAATAAAATCTTAGACTCTGAAACTGATTTATCTTTTGATGGTGAAATAAATATAGGAGCACCTGAAATAGAACAGATAGGTAAACATGAGTTCAAGGCTGTACTACCAAGTAAATCCTTTGATGGATTGAGACTTACGGGTGGAGAAAGTAAACCTATAAGTCTAAAACCACCAAGAAACCAAATATCTTTTGGGCCAATGGTTGGAGTTACTTATAACGCGGTTACAGGATTGACAGAACCTATATGGGGTTTTGGAATAACTTACAACTTAGTAAAACTTTGGGATTGGAAATAAAATGGCTTTTAAAGATATATTTAAAGATGAAAATGAGTTTAATGAAAAAACAATCATTGGATTTTTATCATTCACTATCATGGGAATGTATAGTGCAGTGGATTTAATAACAGGTTATATGGGTTTAGATTTACCTATTAATGACTTTGTTTATAATAGTTTTCTATATATTACTTTAGGGTGTTTTGGTATCGCTGGTGTTGAAAAAGTAATGGGTGGAAATAAAGAAAATGGTAAAAGTTGATAATTATAGGTAGAGAATATGCCGAACAGAAATGCGAAAGATAGAAAAAGAAAAAGAATTTTGACTAACAAAAAATTGGCTAGAGAAGGTAGAACAGCTAAACAATATAAAAAATGGTTAGAAAAAAATGAATCAAAAAACAAAACAGGTATTGGAACTTATAGAAGATAATAAGTGTATCTTCTGTGGAACTTACACAAATGAAGACCTACGAAAGTGGTTTGGTAAAGGTGGTGCAGGTGGTTCTGGCGGTGGAGGTTGGGATAGGTATTCCTCTACTGGTAAAAAACTAGGAAAATGTGGTGATGGTGAAGAGGGTGGAGCGTATGCAGCCTGTCTATCAAAGTCAAAGGCTAGAAAACTTGGTAAAAAGGGAATCGCAGCATTTGTCAATAGAAAAAGAAAAGCACAGAAAAAAGGTGGTGACCCCAAAAAAGGTGGTGAAAGAAGTAAAGGGCAAAAGACCATCAAGGTAAAAACAGGTGCATAGATATCTCGTAGAAAAATTTGATTGTGGCTGTCTTCACTTATATGAAGTTGTTAAAGAAAAAAAGTGGAGTCAAAAATATAAGAAAAGTATTGATTGTAACAACCCAAAAGGTTTTAGTCAAAAAGCACATTGTGCAGGAAGAAAAAAACGAAAATAGGTAATAATATGGATACTTATAATAAATCAGTTCAACATCAATGATTCCATCACGCGACTTGGGGGTCTCCTAAGCGAAAAAATGAGGGTGTCGGTAAAGTAACTTGGCACTCATTAAGTGAAGATGGTAAAGTTGAAATTGTAGATATACAATTCGGTAATAAACTTTACAAAAATGTAAGTGTAAGTAGACTTAATCCAACTGATGAGTCGTCACACTCACATCCAAGAAAAAAGAGAAAAAAAATGAAAGTTGATGAACTAAAACAAATAGTAAAAGAGGCTTTTATAGAGGAAAAGTTTGAGATGTTCTTTGAAAAGAATGTTCCAACAAATCCATCAAAATGGTCTTACTATAAATCTCAAGCTAAAAAGAAGTTTGATGTATATCCATCAGCTTACGCAAACGCTTGGGCAGCTAAACAATACAAAGCCGCTGGTGGTGGTTGGAAAAAAGGTTAAGCATGAACGAAAAACGAGGAACTTGTTGGGTTGGATATCAACAGATAGGCATGAAAGAAAAGAATGGTAAGATGGTGCCTAATTGTGTTAAAGAAGTTTACGATATCTATTGGGAAAATCAAAATGAAAGTTGTGGATACACTTTCGAGTTTGAAAAACAACCAATGGAAGAGGCTGAATACCAAGGTCGTAAAGTTAAGCTCAATAAAATAATGCAAGGTGATGCTAAGAAATTTAAAGTTTACGTTAAAAACGATAAAGGTAATGTCGTGAAAGTAAACTTTGGACAAGGTGGTGATGCCAAGGGTGGTACGATGAGAATACGTAAATCAAATCCAAAAGCTCGTAAATCGTTCAGAGCAAGACACAATTGTGATAATCCAGGCCCAAAGTATAAGGCGAGATATTGGGCTTGTAGAACTTGGTAAAATGATAAAAGTTAGATTCACTAGCAGTGGTCAACAAATATCAAAAGTTTGTAACACTTGTAAATGTCACATTGAAGATTTAACAATAGAAGATATTATTGTTAAACCTAAATGGGCTAACTCAAGTAATATGACTTTCAAATATAGTAACGGAGAAGACATCACAAGGACAGAGTTACCTAGTGATTTAAGTACCTGTACTTGTGAGCATTGTAATGATTAAATTAGCACAAATAAACGAACAAAAAGATTCCAAACACGCAGCAGGTATTGCCTACGTTGTGAATGACGAGTTATTGTGTGTTCAAAGTACGAGTGGTAGATGGGGTATCCCAAAGGGTCATCGACATATTGATGAAACACCTGAAGAAGGAGCTCATAGAGAGTTTACTGAAGAAACCCAAATTATACTAAATCGTGATATTGAATTATCCCATGTTGCTAAGAAGAACAATGGTGGAGACTTTCACGTTTTTATATGCAAGGGTGATAAAAAAATAAATGCACATATAAATCATGAACATATGGCTTGGGGTTATTATAACACAATGAATCTTCCACAACCATTTGACGATAGAGTATTAGGAATATTAGATAATTTATATGAAGCCTCTACAACTGCAAATATAAAAGGACTAAAGGGTGCAACAGGTTTTATCAAACCAGAAGAGTGGCCATCTAAACTAAAATCGCTTAAAAAATCAATCACAGACACTACAGGTTATTTACTATTAGAAAGAATAGACTACTTGGATACAGCAGAAAGATTAGTTAAAAAATATGGACTCAAATCTAAAATAAAATTTGCACGTGGTAAAGACATGGCGGATTATAATTGGGTTACCGATACGATAAATTTAAGACCATCATATCCTACAGTCAAACAATTTTTAATTACAGTATTACATGAAATCAAACATGCTCTTGATAGAAAAAAGATGGGTGCAAAAAAATACGAAAAAGCATACTCCATGGCAGGTGAGATTGCCGTCCAAAAAGGTGGTGATTTTCACGATGATAACAAGTTTGAGGAGATTGCCGAAAAGTGGGGTAGACGTGAGTATGCTAAGTTGAAAAATAAATTGTAATTTGAGCTTTTTATTTGATATTTAAATAAGGTTACTTTAAAAACCAAAGAAAGAAAATAATATCCCGATGAAATCACGTTCAGCTAAGAACAAGGGTAAAAGGTTACAGAATCAGGTCAAAGACCTTATCCTCGAAAAATTCCAACAACTAGAAGAAGATGATGTTCGCTCAACTACAATGGGTGACAGTGGTGAAGATATACTTTTATCTCCCGCCGCTAGAAAGTTATTTCCTTTTAGCGTAGAGTGTAAAAATCAAGAAAAACTAAATATATGGTCTTCTTTAGAACAAGCGGAAAATAATAGTGGTTCTCACGCTCCTTTGTTGATATTTAAAAGAAACAGAACTAAAACATATGCTGTTTTAGAATTGGAAAGGTTACTAGAACTATTAGATGAATAAAGTTGTTAATCTAATAAATAGAGTATTAGGAAACAATGGTATTAAGCTCAAAAAGACGGATGAGTTTATGTATTGGTCTCCTTTCATATCTCATCATAAAAGAAAACTACAGGTAAACATACACACTCAGAAGTGGCATTGTTGGGTTTCTAATGTAGGTGGTAGAAATTTATTTCAGCTATTTAAAAAAGTTGGTGCCTCAAGAGAACAATTTTCTGAGCTTGTAGAGTTAGTTGGTGAACCTAAGTTTTATAAAAAGAATAATCAAGATAAAAAGACAGAGTTAGTAAAATTACCTAAAGAATTCAAACCTCTTTGGAATGGTGGTGATGGCATAGTAAAAAGACACGCCTTAACCTATCTTTATAAAAGAGGTATAAACGATAATGATATAATGAAACATAATATAGGTTATTGTGATGAGGGTAAATATTCAAACAGAATAATAATCCCATCTTATGATTCTAACGGTCAGCTGAATTTTTTCGTGGGTAGAGATTTCTATAATAGTAAGTTAAAATATCTAAATTCATTTACTTCAAAAGACGTTATTGGGTTTGACTTATTCATAAATTGGGATGAACCAATTATATTATGTGAGGGTGTATTTGACGCTATGGCATTTAAAAGAAATGCTATTCCACTATTTGGTAAAACAGTATCCAAAACCCTACAGAAAAAAATAATTGAATTTGGAGTAAAAACTTTATATTTAGCTTTAGATGATGATGCAATGTCAGATACTATAAAAATAACAGATATGTTTTTAGGTGAAGGTATAGATGTTAGGATAATGGTTTTAAAAGATAAAGACCCTAGCGATATTGGTTTTAAAAAATTAATAAAAAATATACAAATGACGCCAACAACTAAATTTTCTGATTTAATGAAATACAAACTAAAAGGTTTTTAATTTGCAAAAACTTAACGTCCCCTTTAATAAATTAAAATACATACACCACATTTCAGATATACAGATTCGTAATCTCAAAAGACACAAAGAATACGAAGAGGTCTTTGAAAGAACCTATAAAGAAATAGAAAAAAACAAAGATAATGCAGTGGTCTATATCGGTGGTGATATAGCTCACTCTAAAACAGATATGTCACCAGAATTGGTTGACCAATTATCAAGGTTGTTTAAGAATCTATCCGACATATGTCCAACCATAATAATTGCTGGTAATCATGATTGTAATCTAAACAATCTATCTCGATTAGATGTCTTAACTCCGATAGTCGATAATTTAAATCACCCTAATCTACATTATCTAAAAGATAGTGGCGTTTATAAGTGTGGAGATGTTTCATTTGTGGTATGGGATTGTTGGACAAAAGAAAAAGACTTTATTCTAGCGGATGATGTTGAGGGTGATACAAAAGTCGTACTATTTCATGGAACTGTAGATAGAGCACAAACTGATTTAGGTTTTCATCTCCCATCTGATGTGCATATTGACAAATTTAAGGGTTATGATTTAGCCTTACTTGGTGATATACATAAAAGACAATTTCTGAATGATGAGGAGACAATAGCTTATTGTGGCTCACTCGTTCAACAGAATCATGGTGAGGGATTATCACATGGTTATCTATTATGGGATGTTCCTACACGTAAATCAAAATACATTGAAGTACCAAATGATTATGGTTACATAACACTTGATATAGATAATGGTGAATTGCCTGTCATAGATAAAATGCCTAAAAAGGCTAGAGTAAGAATCAGAGCATCTAATACCCAACCATCAGAACTTAAAAAATGTTTAGCCATATTACATAAAAAGTATGGTATAAAAGAGATGGTTGTTACACGAACTGACGCTTTGTATAGTAATGATAGAGTTAGAAATGATACAATTACAGTTGGTGATATCAGCGAATCTGATGTACAATTTAATTTGATTCAAGAGTATCTAAATAATAATCATCACGTGACTGACGAGGTTTTATTAAAAATTAAAAACATTAATGAATCTTTAAATCAGTCTATACCTGAAGAAGAGGTTTATAGAAATGTAAATTGGAAAATTAAGACTTTTGAATTTGAGAATATGTTTAGCTATGGTGAAGACAATAAAGTAGACTTTAGTAAACTAAATGGTGTTGTGGGGATATTTGCTCCGAACGCATCTGGTAAATCATCTCTCTTAGATGCCCTTTCATTTTGTTTGTTTGATACCTGTACACGAGCATTTAGAGCAGAGAACGTTCTAAACAACAAGAAGAAAGATTTTTATTGTAAGTTAAATTTTGAGGTCGATGGTCAAGATTACTTTATAGAAAAAACAGCTAAAAAACAAAGAAAGGGTAACGTTAAGGTAGATATAGATTTTTATACAATAGGTGATGATGGTGAACGTGTATCCATGAATGGTGACCAACGTAGAACAACACAAGTAAATATAAGAAAAGTAATTGGTACATATGATGACTTTATATTGACGGCACTTTCTTCCCAAACCAACAATTCTGTTTTTATAGAAAAAACACAAAAAGAGAAAAAAACTTTATTAGCTCAATTTATGGGATTAGAGATATTTGATAAATTATGGTCATCTGCTAATGAAGAAATAAGAGAAGTAGCTGCAATACTAAAAAACTTTAAAAGAAACGATTGGGAACGTGAGCTATCAGATATCAAAAAAGAAAAAGAGGACTTTGAGAAAAAACATGAAAAGTTATTAGAAGCTCAAGGTGTAATAGAAGAAACAAAAAACTTAGAAGAAGACACGGTTAGAGACCTCACTCGAAAGTTAAAATCTATAGACAAATCAATATCAAATATAGATGAGCTTGAAGATGAAAGAGATACTCTTAACGAATCAATTAGTTTTGTAAAAAGTCAATATGAACAGGCTAATGAAAAGTATGAAAAAAGAATAGATGATAAAGAAAAATTAAATGACAAGATATCAGGTCATGAAAATAATGACACTAATAGTAAGTATGAAGAGGCAGTTGATAAAATGGATTATGGTGCAAAACTTACGTCTGATTTGGATAGGGTCAAACAAAATGTAAGTGTCAAATTAGAAAAAGTAAAAAAGCTAGGTGATTTAGAGTACGATGAGGATTGTGACTATTGTATGAAGAATCCGTTTACACTTGATGCGATAGAAACAAAAAAAATAATTGATAAAGACAAAAATAAAGTTAAGGATTTATTACTAAAAATTGATGTATATAATGATTGGTTTCATAACAATTGGAAAAAGATAGAAAACGCACACATAGATTATCAAGAAACAAAACTAGCTTTTGATAAGATATCATCGTTAATTAATGAGTCAAAGCAATCTACACAATTGTTGGATGAAAAAGAAAAAAATTACATCAATCAATTAAAATTCAACGAAGAAAAAATACAAAAGTATTATGAGCAAGAACAAGACATAGTATACAACTCTAATATTGAAAAAGAGATACAAACGACAGAGGATAATTTAAGTGATACAAACTATAAATTAGACAAAGTCAACAAAGAGATAAATTCTGTTTTTGCCGAAATAAAAGTTTTAGATACAAAGAGAAAAAATATATTAGATAACATAGATAAGGTGGCTGACCTTGAGAAAAAATATGAGGCTTACGAATACTATCTTGATGCAGTGAAACGTGATGGTGTTCCATACGAACTCATAACAAAAGCATTACCAACAATCGAGGGTGAGGTTAATAACATATTATCTCAATTGGTTGATTTCCAAATGGTGTTTGAAATGGATGGAAAAAATATCAATAATTACATAGTCTATGATAATGATAATATATGGCCTTTAGAACTTTCAAGTGGAATGGAAAGATTTATATCTTCTCTAGCAATTAGGGTTGGTCTAATAAATGTATCTAACCTACCACGTAGTAATTTCTTAGCTATCGATGAGGGTTGGGGAACAATGGATTCAGATAACCTAAATTCAGTATACAATCTATTTCAGTATCTAAAATCACAATTTCAATTCACATTGATTGTATCACATATAGATTCTATGAGAGATGCGGTAGACACACTCTTAGAGGTTAAAAAAGAAAAAGACTTCAGTAATATTATTTTTGATTAGAATATAATATTGTTCTAGTGCATTTTTCTTTTATCAATTGCTCTAAGAGGGCATACATCTTGATGCCATGCTTTTTACAATGTTCCTTAAGCAGGTCTCTGAATTCTTTTCTTATTTTAATTGTTACAAAGTCTTCCATATAAATAACTATATTTTAACTACTTTTTTACTATATTTTTTCAATAATATTTTTAGTGGATATTTATTTAAAATAGGAGTTTTTAATGGGTGTTCTCCCCCGCCGTTTAATAAAACAAAATCTTAACGAAGTAGAGGTTTTCTTACAAGACGATAATAATGAATTTATCGTGGTGCAAGACATACCTGATACTTTCGGACAAGGTCGTGCATCATTTAAGGTATTCGGCTCAGATTTATTAAAACAAGGTGTAAAGCTTAAAGCTGAAATTTTAGATGCTAATGGAACACCAGTATTCATCACACCTGTAAGATATAGGTATAATAATTCACTTCCTACTTTACCTTTTACCTATTTTACTGTGGAGGTATATTCACCACCAGTCAACGTAGGTGGTAAAGCCGAATTAATTATTTTAGGTGAATTAGATAATGAAAAAATTAATGTCCCATCTGAGTTTGTTGGTAGATATAATGTAAGGTATCGTAAAACAATTAATCTTGATGTCTCAAAAACCACTAATACTTCACCAATTTTATTTTACAAAAAACCATCCGTCACAACTAATGAGACTCTTAAGAAAAGATTAATACCAATTGGTAGTAATTCAATAACCACAACAACAATATCAGGTAGTGGTATATCAGGTTTCTCACTTAATGCTGGAGATAGATATTTTCCAGACCCAACAAGCACGGCTGGTGGAGCACCAGCTGGAACAGACACCACAAACACTCAAGAAGAAACATCAACAATAAAAAATGCACCAGGTGGTGATTTCACAGAACTTTCGAATCTTAAAGCTTTCAAGACAGGTGAGGTAAAAAGACCAAGCATTTTAGCAAAAGTCAGTTCTACAAATCTATTCGCATCAGAAGAACCACCACAAATGAAAATATTTTCTACTGGCTCACTATTCACATCAGATATGGCCGGAGGAGAGATTAGAATCCCATCCTCATCTATTATTGTTTACAATCCAAAACAATATGTTGGTGGTAGTGGTAATGTAGGAATCGGAACAGGCCTTAACTCATTTCCATCACAATTAGACTTAGCAGCGGGACCTGAGTTAGAGGGAGCAAAGATATTTATATCAGATTACACTGGTTCTATAGAACGTGTTGTCAATGACAAAGAGATACACGTAAAAGAGCCATTTTATCTTCAACACGGAGATGGTGCTGAAGTACTATATTACCTAGCAGATTTTGGTAATCATCCATATGCATCATTAGAGACGCCCGGCTCACCACGAGCTGATTTCACCATGTCATTTCAAGAACTTAGTACGTCTGAAACATCCTCTTTTGCGTTTGACTCTTTTATAGATATGACACTTAATAATTTACGTACTTTTAGTGGTGATGTTTATAGGCTGAGGGTATCAGGTGGTAGCAAAACTCAAGTTAGTGATTTTCCTGTTTTATTAGATACCGTACTAGAATCACCTCAACTAATGATTGATACTGACTCGCCGTCTGGAGTTTTAAGGACTGGTTATATACAAAGCCAAGCTCATATAACAAAATATTGGGAGAGTAATTCTAATTTAGAAACTACCTTTGATTCAAGTGAAATTGTAGATGCGGTCAATTTATCAGGTAGTCTTAGTCAAAAAGATGATGTAGGTAGATTTTCACTCAAAACAGACACTAACTTTGAAGTTACTAAAGACGTAGTTTATACTTTATCTATGAGAATTGTTGGAAAAAAAGGTAGAAAAGTACAACAAGATAATTCGGTAAAAAACACTGCTTCTATCAAGTTTCATATATCAGGTTCACAAATACCACCAGATACAAATCCAAAGTATTCTGACCCAACCTCATTTGGAAAAACAATAAAAGATGAATTTGGAAATGTTGTCGGTCTTGAACTAACTGAAGAATCGCCAGATAAAGTGGATTATGGTAAGGTCTCTCATACTTTTAGAGTTCCATTTAAAGAGAGCCAAATAACAAATTCAGATACCACATTACAATTTAGAGTAGAATCAGGTGAGTGGTTTATTTCTGATATATCACTACGACCAGCATTAGATACAGGTTTTTCACCTGATAACGTAAAGGTAAGAGTTCCAATACCTACGAACACACAAAGGCCGGACAAGTTTCAATTTATATTACAATACTATGATGTAAACAATAATGAAGCTGAAGAGGTTACATTAGTTGATGATGTTGACGTAGAAGGACAAGCATTACTTATCCAAGGTGAGGACAATTTAGTCAACGGAACAATTACAGTAGGTAATGTTCAAGGTCAAGGTGTAGAGATAGTTGGAGGTAACTCAGCATTCATTCGAGCAATTGGGTATACGGGTTTTAAAGATGCTAGGGCTGGAACGGGTGGTGGTTTCTTTATATGGAGTGGTTCTGTTGCACCTGGTGGTGAAACACAAGATACATATAATGGAGCAGGTTTAGAAATACATGATGGAAACACAGGAGCCAATGAGTCCTTTTTTAAATTCAGAACCGACGATGCTGATAATGATAATAGCAGTTCGTTTGATTTAAAAACATCAAGATTTTTCTTGGGTGGCACATCACAATTCGTAAGTGGTGCGCTTGGTAATGTAGAAATAAGCTCTTCAAACTTTCATCTACAACCTGATGGTGATGTTGTTATGCAAGGTACGATTACCGCAGAAGCTGGTGGAACGATTGGTGGATTTGACATTGGTAGTTCAGCATTATCAGTTGGTACAGGTGCAAACTTTGTAGCACTTGACTCATCGAACAAAAAATTAAGAATTGGTGCAAAAGCAAGTTTAACGGATAGCAATACAGGTGTCCACGTTGGAACAGACGGAATTGCATTAGGTGCAAGTTCGGTATTTAAAGTAACCAATGCCGGAGCAGTCACCGCAGCTAATATAACCGCAACAGGCGGAACAATAGGTGGATTTACTTTAACATCAAATGCTATTAGTTCTAGTAATCTTTTATTAGACTCGTCTGGTAATATTCAGACTTCAGATTTTGCAACTCGACTAAAAGGTTTTAGGATAAGTGCGTTGGGTAATGGTAGCGCTGAGTTTGAAAATATAAGAATAAGAGGAACTCTGAAAACCACCACATTTGAAAAAGAAACTGTAAACGCAGTTGGTGGTAGATTATACGTGGCTAACTCTACTGTAATGAGTTCTTCCATCTCCTCATCACAAACAGCCATAGCGGTAGATAATGCGAGTGGATTTGAGGTCGACGAGATTATTTTCGCAAAGAAAATAACTGGTACTGGTTTCAGTAAAGAGTTTATGCAAATCACATCTATTAGTAGAGCAGACCCATCAAACGATACAGACTTTACTGGTATTCTTCATGTGACAAGGTCATTTGGTCAATCGGATTTTATAGATGCACCTACTAATTCAGGCTTAGATTTAAATGGTGCCATAAATGCAACACAAACATCTTTGACTGTAGACCAAGCTGATGCTAGAACACTTGACAAACAATTAATAAAAATTGACGATGAATTAATGATGGTAAGTGGTTCACCAAGTTCAACAATAATAGAGGTTCACAGAGGAGTGGATGGAACAGCGAAAGCATCCCACTCCAATAATGCACAGATAAATGTATTAGACAAGGATAGTGCATTTTTATTTGGCTTGGTATCACCTGCAGAAGATTATACCGAGGGTCAAGTTTTAGTTTCTACTGGTCGTTTCTTAGGTGGAACAGGAAATAACACCACAGGTAGTGGATTTATAGAAATAAACGCTAATCCGACCACTGGCGCTACACCTTTTATAGAGATGATTGAGAGAACAGGTAGTGGCATCTATGATATGAAACGTAAATTGGTGATTGGTGATTTGAGTGGGTTTGTTGGTTCTGCGATAGGTAAGAGTGTTTCATTACCAAATAATCCTGGATTTGGTTTGGCTAGTGAAAATGTATTTTTATCTGGTCTAATACAAGCAACAAGTGGTTCTATTGGTGGTATCATTATGGAATCAAATAAATTATTTACTAATCCTGGTGTTCACGGTGGTTCTACTACAGGTTTTTTTCTTAATAGTGATGGTGATTTTAGTCTCAAAGATAAATTTGTATTTACAAATTCAAGTGGTAACTTAACAGTTAATGCAAATTCATTTGATTTAAATACTACATCACTAAGAGTATCATCATCAAGAGGTGGTACTATAGCTTTAGGTTCAACAGCTCCAGGTGATTTAAGTTCAGATGGTATATTCTTAACAGGTAGTGGTGATTTTAATTTACAAAATGGTTCGAGTTTTATACGAGGTACATCAGCTGGTTTAGAAATGAATTATCCTTCATTTAGTGTTGATACAGGAGGTAACATTCAAGCTCAGGGAGCTAGTATAGCAGGTACAATAACAGCAGAAAGTGGAGAGATAGGTTCAGGTAGTTTCAGATGGCTAATTGATGGTGATAAAATAATCAATAGTGCCGAAAGTAACTTTACGGTAGAAATGAATGCAGGAGAAGGAACAGAAGGATTCTTTTTAACTTCAGGTAGTAAACAAGCACAAATCGTACCAGAATTTACTCCTTCATCTCAAGTTTTGGGGGGAGGAGGTAGTAATACGTTTAACTTCACGGGAGGTACTGAAGGTAGCACTTATGGACAAGAAATTGTAGTAGGTCATAATAGTAGTGCACAAACTTCTGCTAGTTTCGGATATAATAATGGAGCAACAACATTTCTGGTTGGAAGTTCTGACCCTAATAATGGTAATACTCTATCGAGTGGTATAAAATATAAAAGCACTGCTGTTCTTGGTCTTAAATCATTAGTGACTTTGGGTAATGGAGGTGAAGTTGCTGGTAATGTTACGGTTACAGGAAACATTCAGTTAATCAACAATGATGATAGTGATGCAGTTATCGAGACACACACGATAGATACAACATTACCTCACGATTTTTTAACCGTTAAGACAGCTAATATAACCGTAAGCACAATACATACACCTAGTTCGAATCACAAATATTATTGGAAATTAAATGCCCTAACCGTTACAAACAATAATATTACAGAAGAATATGTAGTAGGCTCAAAAACCAACACAAATAGTTTAAACAATACTTTTGACGTATTTTTCAAACAATCGATACACACACCACAAAACAATTTAACAGAAATGGCTCCTGGTGGTTTTCAAGCTGTATTTTTAAGTGATTCAACTTTAGAAGATTCACCTAATTCTTATTTTAAAGTTGATGGTAGTGTTCCTAATCAAGTCGATATTCTAGGTGAAGCCACAATTACAGGTTCACTCGTTGTTAAAACAAGAGGTAGTGCACCAAAAACTACGATAGCAGGGGGTACATTAACTTCAACACAAACTATCACTGGTAATAAATTAGTTTCTTCGGGTGAAGTCGAAGTAGCTGCGGGAAGTGGGATAGAATTTGGAACGGTTGCTGAAATCCATCATGCTTCTAGTCTTTTAAAGTTTTTTGCTGGTAATCAATCGACACTAGATATGACACTAAGTGATGCAGGAGCATTATCAACACGAGGTGATATAACTGCTTTTGCAACATCAATTACCTCTGATAAAAGATTTAAAACAAACATCATACCAATTACAAATAGTATTGATAAAATCAAAAAACTAAAAGGTGTTGAGTTTGATTGGTATAAAGAGTATGATGGCGAAGGACATGATATAGGTTTTATAGCTCAAGAAGTTCGTGAAGTGAGTGGACTAGAACCAATTGTGAAGGAAAGAGAAAACTTACGACTAGGAGATAAATCATTAAATGTTTCATATTCAAAACTTATACCTGTTTTGGTAGAGGCAATCAAAGAACAACAAAAACAGATTGATGATTTAAAGAAAAAACTTGAGGAGTTATAATGGCTTTACCAAGTTCAGGTCAGTTATCAATGGGAGCGATAGCCGATAATCAATCATCGGCTAGTAGAGATAATCTTTCATTAAAAGTCCAATCAGAAACATTCGCTTCAGGTTCGGTCGTTGATGGTAGTGGTGCTCAAACAACCGCAAGGTCAAATCTTATAGCCTCACCGTACGCTATTTCAGAATTTTACGATGCTGATTTTTCATCGGATGAGTTCAGTAGTATTGTCATTACAACACCAGCAGGAACCTCAGATTTCAATATTGTTGATGGTGAAAACTTAACAGTAGCTTTTGATACAACACAAGCAGGTACTCACACGGTTCAACTTATTGATAGTGGTGGTAATGTTGATGATACTGAAACTGGTAGTCCTAGTTCAGGTACTGTATCTGTTACTTTTTCGAGTTTAGCTCTTACCGATGACACCTACACACCAAGATTAAGATTAGGTTTCTTAACTCAAGACGGAACGAATATTAATTATCACGATGCTATTGTCTCAGTCGCCGTAACAGACCCTGATGCCTCATCAACACCTACCGTAGCGGCCAGCAGTACATCAACTGTAATCGAACACACGATATCATCTATTGGTAATTCAAATGCTATAGACCATTATAATTGGACATTTGCTAAAGAAGACGGTGATAGTGATGGTTTAAACAGCGGTGAAGGTTCCGATGCTGATACAGTAACCTTGACCGCAGTTAGTGATGCTTCACCTGCAATTACTTATAAGGGTCCTGGTCAATTTTCAATAAATCTCAGAGTAGATGGTAACCCTACTCAAGCTAGAAATTCAGCAACAGCAACACAAGTCTTGCATGAAATACATTATACTAAAGCAGTTAGTATAGGTAACCCTAGTGATGTAAACTCTCAAGCCACAATAAACACCTCTGTTACACACCAAGGATTCAGTAGTGGTGTTGATGTTGATTTGATACAAGCCTCAGATAATTCTGTTTTGTTAAGTAATGACCATGGAACTAATTCAACGATTACAAAAGTAACTAATCAAAATCAAACATTTACTGCACCTGACCAGGCCTCAACTACGTTATCCGTCAAGGTAAAAGCTTTCGATGGTAGTGATACTGCAACATCAAATGCGTTTGATATATTTCCTCTACTCACAACAAGTAAAAACATAATCAATCCCACATCAAGAACGATTTATTCTACAACGAATAATAATGATACTGGTAATTACCCAACAAGTTTTACTTTTAGTGCACCAACGACCAGAACAGACAACGTAACACAAGGGACATACACGGAACAAGCTGACTCAGCTGGTGCCATAGCTTTATCAGGTGATTTAACACCTAGTTCTCAAACAACAACACAACCAACGGTCTCAGCAGGAAGTGCCGTCGGTGATGCCACCGTCAGATACACGGTTGATGGTAACTCAAGTCAACAAACAGCTACAGATTGTGCTGTAGCAGTTGATTATATGCCACGAATTTTTAGTGTTGGAACACCAGACATAGCTGGTAACAATACGAATAGTAATTCACTTACGATTGCATTTAATTGGCAAGGGTTTGCAGCCGCTTCCGCTAGATATGAATTATTTGATGATGAGGATACGAGCACACAAATTGGTGATGATGTTGATAGAAGTTCACCTGATGCTGGAGGAGACCAATCACAAAATGCTTCTGGTGATATTGCTTTCACAAGTTTAGCAAGTACATTTAATGCACCAGATGCAGACACTTATGTGATAAAAGTAACATTGTTCACAGGAGCTTCTCAAGACGGTAGTAGTATTTCTGCTTTCTCACCATCGTTTACTTCAGTAGTGGCCATATCATTTGCACTTATTGGAAGGTCTGGTACATTCAGAGGTTACGATTCATTGTTAGAGGGTGCTGAACAAGCCTCAAGTGCAACAGCTACTAAACATCGATTTGGTAGTATATCAGATGGTGATACGATTTTTAGTAATGCCTCTACAACGACAGCTTTCGATGGTGGTAGTAAAGTATTTAACTTCAATGGAGAAGTTTTTATTATCAATGGTAGTGGTGTTGTATCGAGTTTAAGAACCGATACACCAAGTACACCGAGTATAAATGGAACTGCAGTATCAACCGCTACAGATGATATTGAAATTAGAATTACAGCTAACGCTCAAGTAACGAGAACATTTAGAGTTAATGCACAAGCTGCTTCTGGAGGAGCTGCTTTAGAAGGAACGGTAACCGCAGCCTCACAAGGAGCAAGTATCAGTCAAGATATTTCACTTAAAGATGATGCTGGTTTAACATTGAGTGCAGGTGAAACTTACGCTATTAAAGTAAGAGCTGAAAATAGTCATCAAAATGGTTCCTTCACTGGTACGACAAGTTTTGCTACCGATAGTGCTCGTTCGATAAATATAGATGATGGTTCATCCACAACCGACACTCATCTCAATGAAAGCACGGTTCACTTGAGTGATAAATTCACATTCACGGTTGTAGCAGCAGCTAACGACAAGTTACAAGTAACACTAACTGCGGCTAATGATAACCTAACTAGAATAGCTGTAGATATGGGTCATCTACCATTTACATCTGGTACAGGTACGGTGTTTGCCTCAGATGGTACAGCACAATCCGGTGTAGTGGTATCAAGTGATGTAAGCACATCAACTGCAGTAAGTTTAACAGAAACAGGTTTAAGTGCAGGTTCAAATACCGTTCAATTCCAAATCAGAAGTCAAGGTGACGGAGGAGCACTCCCTGAATCACTTACGACTATGAACCTAACGGTTTCAGCACTTCTATTAAATTCCAGTGATAGTACGGTTGTATCAACTGCTAATTTCCACACATATACCGTGAGACAAAATGGCTTATAAAAATAAGAAAAACAACTAAAAAGATATTTATTAATGAATATATATAACATTTTACAATATATAATAAAGTTACTAGGGAGTAAACCTATGAAAAGTGATAAAATTTTAACAACATTTGATGAAATAATTCAAATTACACTTGACCACGAGGGTGGTTACGTACACGACCCAAAAGATTTAGGTGGTGAGACAAATTATGGAATTGCAAAAAGATTCTATCCTGATGTAGACATAAAAAATCTAACTAAGGATGATGCTAAAGATATTTATAAGAAAGATTATTGGGATAAAAATAAGGTGGACGAATTACCTGATGATTTAAAACACATTTTTTTTGATATGTGTGTGAATCAAGGTAGGGGTACTGCGGTAAAAATATTACAACGAGCTATCAACGGTAAAGGTGGTGATTTAACAGTTGACGGTGGATTCGGGCCAGGCACAAAGGGTGCTTTGGCTAAATACAAACCCTCCACCGATAGAGTTCGTTGTTATCGTCTCAAACATTATTATGATTTAATAAACAAGAAACCAGAACAAGAGAGATTCATATACGGATGGTATAAGAGAGCTCTCTCAGTTTAGGAGAAAATAAATGGCAACCCCAACTCAAACAAGCGGTATAAGTGGTAGAACTCTTACTAATAATACTGATAAAGCTAAGTTCGGTAAAATAAAAACAACAAGTGAAGAAATATTAGAATTTACTGGCTCATTATCGGGCACAAGTGGATTTATTGTTGAAAGTGCTGGTAGCTCTGTGATAACTCCGACGGATGGAAATGCAGTAGCCGCTTCAGCTTTTACGGTTAAAACCCTATTCGAAATTGGAGTTTCTAAAGTTAGTGGTAGTGGTACAGTTCACGTAATATTCTAAAATGAATAAACTTACAAAATGGTTAGTAGAATCAATACTGACCGAGGCACCAAGAGTCCCAAGAAAAAAAGGACAACATCGTGGCTCCAAATCTCATTCAGATTTATACACGGATGAAAACCCAAAAGGAACCATCAAGGGTCTTAAGTTTGCTACCGTAAAAGATGCGCAAGCGTCGGTAAGTAAAATTAAGTCGAGTGGTCGTTCCCACGCGCATAAGATACAAGCTGCAGTAGCTATGGAACAACGTGCTCGTGAGATGGGTAAAAAGTCACAAGCCGCCGTGTATCGTAAATACATCAATCAGATGAAAAAGAAAACTAAAAAGAAGAATGAGGATATTAACATACCTGTAAAAATAGGTGATACTATTCTTACTGGTAGGTTTAAAAATAAAAAGGTTGTAGTCAAATCAATCGATAAAGATGACCACGGAATGCCAACTATTAATGGTAAAAAGGTTACAACATTCAGAATACTAAAACAAGAAGAAAATATAAACGAGGGTGTTAACGATCCTGGTATATTCAAAGCTGTATTTCTTGCTGGTGGGCCAGGTAGTGGTAAGACTTATGTAGCTAAAAATTTATTTGGTATACCTGAGCGATTAAACATTTCTATGAGTGGTATGAAGATGATAAACTCAGATAAAGAGTTAAAGTTTCTTCTGAACAAATACGGATTCGGTACAGATTTAGATAAGATGCCAGATGAGTTGTTTAAAGATTTAACATCTAAAGGTCAGAGTGGTTTAAGAGATTATGCCAAATCACTTACTAAACAAAGAATGAAGTTGTATCAAGATGGTAAGTTAGGTATGATTATTGATGGAACGGGTCATGATTATGGTAAGATAGCTAAGATGAAAAGAGAATTACAAGAAGATGGTTACGATACCTATATGGTATTTGTTAATACCTCTCTCGATGTAGCACAACAACGTAATCAAGAACGAGATAGAATATTACCACCAGATTTATTAGAAAAGAGTTGGAAAGGTGTTCAAGCTAATCTCGGTAAGTTTCAGAATTTATTTAAATCAAATTTTCTTATTGTGGATAATTCTAAGTTTTTAAAACCAAATGTAGCTCAGAAAAAGTTTGCTTCACTTGTTAAAAAAGGCGTTAGTAAGTTTACAAAACAACCAATTAAAAATAAAATAGCAAAGAGTTGGATTAAAAAACAACAAATATTAAAACAGCAAGGTCTTTCAGAAGCTTTTGCAGTTAGAGGTAACAAGATAGAAAAATTCATTACTGGTAAGAATCTCACACATAAGGGTAAAAAGTATAAAGAGATAGAGTTTGAAACTATTAAAGTTGATAATCCTAAAAAATTGGTTACACTAAGAATTTTAGCACCAAGAAAATTATTTGGTCAAGAAGTACCTGTGAGATTTCAAACACTTAGAAGAGGCCCTTTTCTTAAAACCGATACGGGTAAAACAGAGACTTTTAGTTTTGACGGAACAATCCCATCACCAAGTAGAAAAATGGTAAAAAAGATGAAGAAGAAAGGGAACACTTCAGTTCCTTATGGTAGTGGTTATGAAAAAATAAAAGAGGACAGAACTAAAATCAAAAAAGTAGTTGGTATCTATGGTGGTAGATTTCAACCATTTGGCCCTCATCATAAAAAAACCTATGATTGGTTGAAGTCAAGAGTAGATGATGCTTACATCACTACATCAAATATAAAACAACCACCAAGACATCCTATGAACTTTAAAGAAAAAGTTCGTCATATGGTAAAGATGGGTATACCAAAAAATCGTATCATACAAGAAAAGTCACCTTATGTAGCTAACAATGTATTAAAAAAGTATGACGAGAAAACAACAGCTGTTATCTACATATTTGGTGCTAAAGACGCGGGTAGGTTAAAGGGTGGAAAGTATTTTAAAGATTATGATAAGAACAGAGGTAATATATTAGGATATAAAGAACACGGTTATATTCTCACAGCTCCTCACGTATCTATTAAAGTGGGTGGTAAGGAAATAAGTGGAACTGTGATGAGACAGTTACTTGGTTCACCAGATTATGAAAAAGATAGAGAAAAATTATTTAAACAAGCTTTTGGATACTTTGACAAGGGTATCTATAATATGATGACAAATAAGTTTAAAAAATTATTTGAAAATATAGATGCTTTTTTGGTAGGTCATAAAATATCAAAAATATTAAAAGAAGCTTCTTCAAGTGCTTTATCACCAACCGATGATGGGCCACCTACATTTTATCGTGGTTTCTCAGATTACAAAAAATATTCTAAATCATGGTTGGATGATATGTACGCAGGTCAAGGGTGGGAAGTGATAAATTATATTTTATCAAAACATGCAATTAATCCTGATTACGATTATACACTTAGTTATTCAACTGTACCAGCAGTAGCTTATGGTAAAACCCAATCAGGTGATTATGGTTCAAGGTTTGGTGTTAATAGTCCGATAGACTCGTATAAGGCTTACATAAACGATGTGGTATTAAGCAATCTTGGATATGAATTAATAAAGTGGATGGGAATAACACCTGACGGAAAATCATATACAGGTGTCGAAGTAGAAACACCAGTTGTTGGTGGTGTTGGTAAAGATAATGTTGCTAATACCGAAGTTGATAAGTTAGATTTAAAAGAAGAAGTCAAGTTAATCATTGAGGGTGGAGCATACGGACATATGAATCATCCCTTTGATGATAAAAATCTTAAGTTTTCAGATTTAAAACAGATAGTTATTAATGGACTCGGTGGTAATTTAAGCCGAGAAGATAATGTTACAGAGAAACTTGATGGTCAAAACCTAATGGTTTCTTGGGTAAATGGGAAATTGGTTACAGCTAGAAACAAAGGACAACTTAAAAATTTTGGAGCAACAGCGATGGATACGGCTGGTGTAGCATCTAAATTCGCTGGTAGAGGTGACATAAGAAACGCTTTTGTTTTCGCTATGAAAGACCTAAGTAAAGCAGTAGGTAAATTATCCGACCCACAAAAAGAAAAAGTTTTTAGTAATGGTAAAAGATGGATGAACTTAGAAGTTATATATCCTGCTTCGGCTAACGTAATAGATTATGATAAATCACAAATTATTTTTCATGGGACTTTAGAGTACAATGAAAGTGGTAAAGCAATAGGGCAACCTAAAGATTCTGCTCGTATGTTAGCAGGTATGATAAAACAGGTAAATCAAAATATTCAAAAGCATTTTAAAATAGGCAAACCACAATTCTTATCAGTACCAAAAACACAAAACTTTGGTACAAAGAAAAAAACTTATTTAGCTAGGTTAGATAAATTAAAAAAACAATATGCCCTAAAAGATAATGATACATTAGCACTTTATCATCAAAGATTTTGGGAAGAATTTATTTTTAACGCTGCAAAACAATATCGTTATAAGATACCTAATACTATATTAGTAAATTTAACAAAAAGATGGGCATTTATTGATAAATCATATTCTGTTCAAACAATGAGAAAAGATATAGACAATAAAAAGTTTCTTGATTGGGCATTATCATTCGATAAAACAGACCACGCAAAGTATGTAAAGCAAAACATGAAACCATTTGAAGTTTTATTTTTTGACGTGGGTGCAGAAATACTAAAAAACATTAGTGGATATTTAGTTGCATCGCCAGACAAAGCAGTACAGAAAATAAGAAAAGATGTAATAAAAGCGATAAAGACAGTAAAGAGTGGTGGTGATATCAAAAAAATTGAAACACTTAGACATCAACTCAGTAAGTTAGAAAAGATTGGCGGACTATCATCAATAGTTCCTACTGAGGGAATAGTGTTTAAATATAAAGGAAATACATATAAGTTTACAGGCGCTTTTGCACCTGTTAATCAAATATTAGGATTATTAAATTTTTAGAGGTTATTATGGGAAAAAGTAGGGAAGAAGTTCGACAAGATAAAGCTATGCGTGCTATATTAAGAGGTGAAGCACCTGAAAAAAGAGTCATGGTTGGATATGATACAAAAGATGAAACAACTGGTGACCAGATAGATAGACTATCTGATATTATGAAAGAAGCCAGAATGCCTTGGTTTTGTCCAAGTTGTAATCGGGTGATGAAAAAAAGATTAGATAACAAAATGTGGGTTCTTTACAATCATTGTTTTGAGTGTCAGATACAAGCAGAACATAAGATGAGAGTTAACGGAACATATGATGAATGGATTAAAAGTAAAGAAAAAGAAAATAGGATAGCTTGGATACAAGAACAACGAGAATCTATTGAAGAGTGGAGAGGTCAAAAAGCACCATCGGTATATAATCAAATAAATCCTGATGGACAGCAGTTATCAAAAGAAAAGTGGTTAAATGATAGTGAAGAGTTGAATAAAAAAGCAGATGAGGCTCTTGAATACTTAGAAGAAATGGAAAAAAATTTACAATAAATGTTTGATAAACATAAATCATACGTAATTAGTGGAACTAAAATAATCAGATTGTTAGAGCTGATTGAGGATTTACAAGACATAGCAGGTGATTATGCAGATGAGACAGGCGTGGGTTATGAAATTGAAGAGGATTTTGAAACTTTAGTAGAGGATGTTTTGAAATCAGATATATTTTCTGAAATGGATTTATGTGAAGTGACAGGCAGATACACTTTGAGTGATATAATGGAAAGGGTTGGATTGAAATATTCAACAAAAGGAAGTAATGGACAGAAATAAAAAAGGGCAATTAAAAGATGTAATAAAGCAGGAGTACGTAAAATGTGCAGCTGATCCTGTATACTTTTTAAAAAAGTATTGTGTCATACAACACCCTATGCATGGAAAAATACCATTCCATCTTTATGACTTTCAAGAAAATACAGTATCCGATTTTGTACAACATAGGTTTAATATTATTTTAAAAGCTCGTCAGTTAGGTATATCTACATTGACAGCTGGATATTCGTTATGGATGATGACGTTTCATCAAGATAAAAATATCTTGGTAATTGCTACAAAACAAGAGGTAGCTAAAAACTTGGTAACAAAGGTACGTGTTATGCACGCGAGTTTACCTGGTTGGTTAAAACAAAAGTGTGTTGAAGATAACAAATTGAGTTTGAGATACAAGAATGGTTCTCAGATAAAAGCTGTATCGAGTGGAGAAGATAGTGGTCGTTCTGAAGCTCTGTCTTTATTGATACTTGATGAGGCAGCTTTTATTGACAAGATAGATGGCATATGGGCAGCGGCATCACAAACGTTATCAACTGGTGGACAATGTATCGCATTATCTACACCAAATGGTGTTGGTAATTGGTTTCACAGAACTTGGATGGATGCAGAAGATGGTTTGAATGATTTTAATTTTACAAGACTCCATTGGACTGTACATCCAGATAGAGCTGAAGATTGGAGAGAGGAACAAGATAAATTACTTGGCCCATCACTAGCGGCTCAAGAATGTGATTGTGACTTCATTACTTCTGGTCAAAGTGTGGTTGATGGTGTAATATTAGAAGAATATAGACAAAAACATTTAAGAGAGCCAATTGAAAAAAGAGGCATTGATAGTAATGTTTGGATATGGGAACCACCAAACTACACAAAAGATTACATAGTATGTGCTGACGTTAGTAGAGGAGATAGTACAGACTACTCAGCTTTTCATATTTTGGATATAGAAACATTAGAGCAAGTCGCAGAATATAAAGGTAGAATGTCCACACGAGATTATGGTAATTTATTAGTGAACATCGCAACCGAGTATAATAATGCACTGCTGGTGATTGAGAACAACAATATTGGTTGGGCTACAATACAACAAACAATTGATAGGGGATACGAAAACCTTTTTTATATGAGTAAAGATTTACAGGTGGTTGATGTGCACAGACAGGTAAATAATAAAATAAATAGGTTGGAAAAGGGTTTAGTACCAGGTTTTACCCTAACATCTAAGACAAGACCATTAGTAATCGCTAAATTAGAAGAATTTTTTAGAGAAAAGTCCGTCATAGTACATTCACAGCGATTAATTGATGAGTTGTTTGTATTTATATATAACGGAAGTAGAGCAGAGGCTATGAGAGGATATAACGATGACCTCGTTATGTCATTTTCAATGGGTCTTTGGATAAGAGAGACTGCCCTCAGATTAAGAGCAGAAGGAATTGAATTACAAAAAACAGCAATAACAAATATAAATTCACATAAAGGAATTTATACAAACGAAACCCAAAAAAATGATTCTTGGACAATGAGTGTTAACAAGCAAGAAGAATCATTAGAGTGGTTAATTAAGTGAGGTAAAAAATGGCAGATACAAGTTTATTTGCAAGACTACAAAGATTATTTTCTACAAATGTAATTGTTAGGAATGTCGGAGGTAAACAACTTCGTGTTGCAGATACAAGTAGAACACAATCCTATTCTAGAAGTAATCTAGTTGATAGGTATCAAAAAATTTATGCTGGTGCAGGATTGAGTGGATATTCAGACAGCCTAACAACGAAATCGATGAGATTAAATCTTTTTCAAGACTATGAGGCTATGGATGCTAATGCTATAATTTCTTCAGCTTTGGATATCTATTCAGATGAGTCAACCATGAAATCAGAATATGGTGAGGTACTAACAATCAATTCTAGTAATGACCAAATAAAGAAAATTCTACATAATCTTTTTTATGATATATTGAATATAGAATTTAATCTATGGCCATGGATTCGTAATATGTGTAAGTATGGTGATTTCTTTTTAAAGTTAGATATTGACGAAAAATATGGTATTACAAATGTAGTTCCCTTACCAGTTTATGATGTGACGAGATTAGAGGGTTTAGACCCGGAAAATCCTGAGTTTGTCAAGTTTGTTATAGAATCAAACAGTCAACCATCAAGATATAAAAAACAAAACTCCTCTACAAAAGAAGAATTAGAAAATTTCCAAGTAGCACACTTTAGATTGTTATCAGATTCTAATTACTTACCATATGGTAAATCACAAATCGAAGGTGGTAGAAAAATCTATAAACAATTGACACTTATGGAAGATGCTATGTTAATACATCGTATTATGAGAGCACCTGAAAAAAGAGTATTTAAATTAGATATTGGTAATATTCCACCAGCAGAGGTTGATAATTACATGCAACAAGTTATTAATAAAATGAAAAAGACACCCATTATTGATGAGACAACGGGTGATTACAACTTAAGATATAATATGCAGAATATAACTGAGGACTTTTTCTTACCTGTACGAGGAGGTGATAGTGGTACAAGTATAGATTCATTACCTGGTTTAACCTATGAAGCTACTGAGGACATTGAATATCTTAAAAATAAATTACTATCTTCATTGAGAATACCAAAAGCATTCTTGGGATTTGAAGAAAATGTTGGTTCGAAAGCTACTTTAGCAGCTGAAGACGTAAGATTTGCTCGTACAATAGAACGTATACAAAGAATATCTGTAAGTGAATTGACTAAGATAGCTATTGTACATTTATATGCACAAGGATATACAGACTCAGATTTAATTGACTTTGATTTAAAATTAACAAGTCCATCCACAATATACGAACAAGAAAAGATAGAACTTTGGGATTCTAAGACAAGATTAGCTTCCTCAATGATTCAAGATGGTTTATTATCATCAGAATGGATATACAAAAATATATTTAATTTTACTGATGAAGAAATCAAAAGTGAAGACGAGGGTATAGTAGATGACTTTAAACAAAAATTCAGACGTTCACAGATAGAAAATGAAGGAAACGATCCTGAGGAGAGTGGTGAAGCTACAGGCACACCATCCGATATGGCTATGGGAAGAACAGGACATGAGTTAGATGACAAGGGTGGTTCACCTAAAGGTGGTTTTGAGGGTGCTGGTCGTCCAAAAGAAACACCAAAGTATGGAAAAGATTTTAGTGCAAGAGGTAGAGACCCCTTGGGTAATGTAGATAGAAAAAATGCTACAAAATCTTCAAGGACTTTGGCACTAGCACACTTCGATAAATTGAAGAAATCAATGAAATTGGATAACGAAACTAAAATTTTAACTGAAACAAATGAATTACAACAAGAATATATTGAAGAAGTTGACTCCTTAACAAATGAATAAAATCACTTTACTTTATATTTATAATTAACCATATATACTAAAATGGAGCTTTTTACAATGGGTAAAAAATTAAAGCACTCGAAGATAAAAAATACGGGAATTCTTTACGAATTACTTACCAGACAAATCACCGTCGACGTTTTGAATGGAAAAGATTCTAAAGCCGTAGACATAGTTAAAGATACATTCAACGAAAACACTTGTTTAGGTAGAGAATTACAATTATACAAGTTGTTAACAGAAAAAAATTATAAATCAGAAAATAAGGCTAATCACCTAATAGAGATTGTTGTAAATTCAAGAAAAAGAATTTCAAATGCTAAGATTAAGAATGAGAAGTATAATCTTATCAAAAAAATCAATGAGTCTTTTGACACTAAAGATTTTTTCAATGGTAGAATACCTAACTATAAATTATTAGCATCAATCTACAATGTATTTCAAAGTGAATCGTCACGAGAAGAGTACAATGCGGAACAGGTTTTAAATTCTAAGTTTACTGTACTCGAGCACATTACTAATACTAACATGAATACTAATGATAAGCAGGATAAAATTATTAAGGAATATAGTCAAAACGATAAAGACTTAAGACTATTAACTTATAAAATCTTAGTTGATAAATTCAACAAGAAATATAAATCATTAGATGAATCTCAAAAAGGGCTGCTTAAAAATTACATTAATAATATAAGCAATACTAATCAGATGAGACAATTCGTTAATGAAGAAGTAAAATCTGTTCGTAAAGAATTACAATATCACCTACCAAGAGTTAAGGATAAAGTAACTAAGATAAAACTTTATGAGGCGATAAAGCAAATAGTCAACTTAACAAAGGGTAGAGTAATAGAAGAAAAACAAGTTTTAAGTTTAATGAGATATTACGAGTTAGTTAAGGAGATTAATAATGTCCACAAACGACAAGATTAAAGAAATTATCAGAAGGCTGATTCGTAAAGAAATTGAAGAAGCCTCTATGACAGGTAACCTTGATGGCGGTGAAGGGCCACCTAAAACACCATACGCTTTTCAGACTAAACCCAAGTCTAAGAAAGATAAAAAGAAAGAAAAGGCTATCACAACAGCTGGTGGATATTCTAAAGTGGATGAAGCTAAATTTCATGTTAAAGTCGATGGTTTAGGTAGTGTTATAGTTGATGCTGGTTCTAAGGCTGAAGCTAAAATGATTGTTGCAAAACAAATAAAGAAACGTGGAGATATTGTAAGCGTAACCAGAGTTCAACCAAGTAAAGCAAAACAGGTTGATAAGAGACTTGAAAGTGTAAACGAGGGGCAATACCACAATTATCGTAACGATGACACAATGACCCCAAGACAAAAAATAGGTTGGTCAATGAGAGAAGTTCGTGATAAATTAAATGAGCTTGATAAACTTGTTAAGATAAATGTAAGACTTAAAAACGAACTTAATGTGGATTCTAAAACCTATTGGAAAAGAACCCATGCGGCTATGAAAAAAATAAGTGAAAGATTAGTGAAATTAGCCAATAAAGTTGGACAACTATACTAAAGGAGTTAGGTGTGAATAAGCAACTAATAGTAGATTATCTACCATTTGAAATAGAACCAGACCAGATTAATGAATCCATAAAAGAAAACAATGGTAAATTAGTGGTTAGAGGTGTTTTACAAAGAGCTGAATCAAAAAATCAGAATGGTAGAGTATACCCAAAAGATATATTGATGAGAGAAGCTAAAAAATATACTGAAGAATTTATAGACCAAAGAAGAGCTATGGGTGAATTAGACCATCCAGAGTCTTCGGTTGTAAATCTACAAAATGTATCTCACAATGTAAAGAAGATGCACTTTGAGGGTGACAACCTTATGGGTGAAGTTGAGGTTTTAGGTACACCAAGTGGTAATATTTTAAAAGAATTATTTAAATCAGGTATTAAGTTAGGTATATCCTCAAGGGGTATGGGTTCAGTTGAGACTGTAAATGAGAATGGTTCAGAAGCACAAGAAGTTCAACCCGACTTTGAATTAATCGCTTTTGACTTTGTATCCAATCCGTCAACACATGGAGCTTTTATGTATCCTGTAAACGAGTCGGTAAATAAAGAAATACCATCTGGTAGAACTTGTGGTGAATATTGTAAAGTAGAATCAATTATTAACGATATAATGAGAGGTTAGATGTCACAAGAATCAATAAAAATATGGAAAAAGTGGAGAGATTGGAGACTTGAAGAAGAAAAAATTCCAATGGGCTTTGCTGGATACAAAAATTACTTCGACACCATTGAAAAAGCTATGGAGAGAGTTGAAAGAAATATGAAAACTCTTATCAAAGATTTAGCAAGAGACAAAGATGGTGATTACAAAAAAGAAGTATTAGAATTACAAAAAATATACAAAAGAAACTTGATAGAATTGAAAGTAAAATTTGCGGACTTCAAAAGAAAGAATACTGATGATTAAGTTAAAAGAGTTAATGAAAGATGGATGTGAATGTGGTGGAGGATGCTGCTCTATAACAGAAGGGCCTGATGAACAGAGACCTGCTGATAAAGAAGTTCAACGTATCGTAAAAAGAGAGGGTGAACTTCGTAAAAGAATGTTTGCATTAGAGCAAGTGTTCTTAAGAGATGCACGACCTGAAAACGTAAAATTAGCTAAACAATTAACAAAGACATATAAAGATACAGTTACTAAATTTATGAGAGAGATGATTAAACTTAGAAAGAAACTAAAATGATTAAGTTAAAAAATATAATGAATGAAAATTATTGGACTGGTCGTAAGTTTGGTGAAGCATTACCAACACTAAGATTGGAACAAGATGAACCAGAACATTTCGGTGGTGGTGAAAACATAAAAATTTTAGATTATCAAACAGAACATTTTGATATATGTCGTTCAGCAGTTATTCTTTACGAAAGATTAGTAAAAGATGTCGATAACACCGACGCACAAGATTTAATTATTAGTTCTGCTAAACAACTTGACCACCTATTCGAAATGGAAAAACAAGTCGTTAAGGGTGAAGAGATTGACCACGACCCAATCGACCATGGAGTGGAGATTGTAAATATAGTTTCTTATCAGTTAGGTCGTATCGGTGGTATGATTAATGATGACTTTGAAAGAGATACAAACTTTATAAAACTACATTTGATGGAAATCATAAACAGAAAAGATAGTATTAAGATAGCTGATAAACAAGAAGAAGAATAGTGCCCTCAGTATCTAAAGCACAACAAAGATTTATGGGATTGGTTCACGCTTACAAAAAGGGTGAGGTTCCAGCGAGTCAAGTCACACAAGCAGTTAAGGACGCGGCTAAATCAATGAAGAAGAAGTCAACTAAAAAGTTTGCTTCTACAAAACACGATGATTTACCTAATAAAGTTAGGAGTGAAAACATGAATGAAGATGGACACACAGACGTAGCATCAGCTGAGAGAAAACTCAAACTGATTATAAAAGATGCTATGGATACTATAAACGCACTTCGTGGTATGTCTAACGAAGATTCATTACCAAGTTGGTGGACTGATAAGATTACATTAGCTAAAGATTACGTTGGTAAGTCTCGTGATTACATCATGAATCCCGCAGAATCCGTAGATGAAATCTTTCCTAAAGGTGCTGGAAGAAAAATAAGTAAAGCTATGCAAAAAGGATATACACTTTACACAACTGATAAAAGAGGTAAAAAAGTAAAGAAAATAAAAACTTATGATTCAAGACAAGCAGCTGCTGTAGCGATGGGTAAACTAATGAAAAACTTAGATACAAATTATTTTCCTAAAAATGTTGATGGATTTATGTACGTACAAGAATCCGTAAATGAAGTTAGTGGTGTTGATGTGGCTAAAAAGGTTCTTAAAAATAAACAACACGAAAAAGGTATTGATTTACAGACCGCTAACCTAATAGTAACGATAGATAAAGCCTATGATAAAAATCCAAGATTACAGAAAAAATTTAGAGCTCTACAGTTACCTAAAATGAAACAATTAATTTTAAAGTATTACGGATAAGAATATGATAAAATTAAAAAATATACTAACAGAAAAAAAAGAATTATCCAAATCTATCGTAAATGACATAGCTAAAATGACCGATAGAAATGACCATAATGGAGCACGGATGGAATTAGCTAAAGCTATGAACAATCTCAAATATCAAAACATTTATCAAGGTATAAAAATGATTGCGGATAGAGAGGGAAGTATGCCAAGAGGGTTGATGAAGTATAGAGATGACGTTGATAAGAAGTTTTTCCAATTAGCTAAGAGAACATACGATAATTATAATGATATCCATGGAGCATTTTAGTGATTAAGTTAAAAGATTTACTGAGTGAACAATCTGTAGAAGTAGGAAGCGCTTACGATAATAATGGTGAGATAGAGTTGGTGATAGATAAACACTTTGTAAAAGGTAAGTGGAAAGTTGTTGATTTTGATTTGAAACAAGACTTTTATAAGGGTGGAGGTACATCATCAGAAAATATATTAAAAAAACAGAAAAAAGTAAAATTAAAACCATCTCAGATTAATAAAATAAAAAAAATTATCAAGAATCCTGAGGATAAACACTATCTTGAAAAAGATAATTTTAGAGTAAATGATGTTATAGCAGCGCTAAAGAGAAACAAATAATGAAAAACAAAACATCCTATAAAAGATTAATGGAAATAAATGAAGCTCCTCTAAGCTCACCATCTCAATTACCATTCAGCTCAATAGAAGCACAAAAAATGGTAGAAAAAGACGTGATAAAGATTGGAAAAATAATCGGTAAAGCATCAGCACAATCAATAAAGGTTATGATGGATGGTGTTAAGGGTGGAAGATACGACGCATTAGATTTACAAAGAGCAATTGTTAGTGGCTCAGTCAGAGATACTGGTACAGGTCAAAGAGATTTGATGAGAACCCTTTGGAATAGGGTAAGGGATGGATTTCGTAGGTACACAAAACGCGGAAAACTTAGAAAGTAAATATTTATATTTGAATTGAGGAAACTATCATGAAAAAGAAAAGTTTATTTAAAGAACATTTTAACTCTATAATTGGTGGAGTCGTTACGGCTAAACCATTTGCAGATAATATTAGTCTTGCTAAATTAGTTAAAGAGAAATATGGAAATGTTGATGAAGAAAAGGTTGACGTTAAGGGTCTAACAAATGAGTTATCTAGCTTTGGTAACTTAGGAGAAACAATTTTTGGTACATCAAATATTAAAAAGATTGCTGAAAAACTCAGTTGGATTGCTAATCAGGCTAAAAATCACACATTAAGTGAGACAGAGGATTGGTTTGATAAGATTACTGTGAATCGTAACATGAAAGAATTAACAAACCTTTCTAAGTCTTTTACAAAGATTTCAGATGAAGCTAACGCCCTTCAGCAAAGAATGGGAGCTCTATATGAAGATATGGGTAACATTCTTGGTAGATATTATGACATGAGTGAGGGTCACGTGGATGGTCATGATACAGACGATGATATGACACCTGAAAAAGAAGATGATAGTGAAACTAAATTCACAATAGAACAAGGTGATTATGATAAATTTTTTCAAGGCGCAATGAAGAAGTTTGGTATTGACTCACCAGCTGACTTAGATGATGATGAAAAGAAAAAGTTTTTTAACTATGTCGATGCAAATTATAAAGCAGAGAAAGAAACAGATTAGAGGTAATATTGTTATACGTAAAACTCCGTAAAGGACAGTCTATAGATAAGGCTCTCAGTATATTAAAGAAAAAAGTCAAAGAATCGAAGTTAATGTTAGAGCTAAAAGAAAGAGAACATTATACGAAACCGTCGGCTAAAAAAAGATTAGCGAGAGCAAAAGCTAAAATGAGACATAAAAAAAGTCTAAAAAGCTAACGTTTTTTTTGTAACTATATATTTATATATATAAAAAACAAATACACTGCGAACATCCGTTCATCATGCAGTGTAACCGAAGAAAATTCACATTATAGTTCCCAATAACTATATTAATTCCTAAACCAAGGATTATTCGTAATCCGAGGAGAAACATAATGGATGACTTATTAAAAGAAGCCATCGCAGATGCAAAAGCAGTTCGTGAAACAGCTCTTGAAAATGCTAAAATCGCTTTAGAAGAAGCTTTCACTCCACGTTTACAATCTATGCTTTCTAAGAAGATTCAATCTGAAATAGAAGTTGAAGAAGGTGAACACGAAGACGAAGAAGAAGTCGATGAGAGAATGAAAGATGAAGACGAAGATGAAGTTGAAGAAATGAGATTAAAAGCTCAAGACGAAGACCCATCTGACGAAGATTCTAAAGATGAAGCTATGCATGATGAAGATGAAGACGAAGTCGAAGAAAAAATGCATGATGAAGACGAAGATGAAGTCGAAGAAAGAATGCATGATGAAGATGAAGACGAAGTCGAAGAGGGTGAAGATGAAGATGAAGATGACGTAGACGAAGACCTCGACCTTGAAAGTGTACTTAAAGAGCTTGAAGACAGCATCGAAGAAGACGAAGAAGTTGAAGAAGGCGCACATGAAGAAGATGAAGAAGATAAAGTTGATGAAAACGACGTATCTTCAGACATTGGTGCAGCTGATAACAAAGTTAACAAAAAAGCTGGCGATTCAACCGACATCGGTAACGCTGATAAAGCAAAACACACAGAGTCAGTAGATGAAGACATCGACCTTGACGAAGTGTTAAAAGCTTTAACTGAAGAAGATGAAGAAGAAGAAGTAGCAGAAGAAGTTAATGAAGTTACTCAACTTAAGTCTGAATTAGATGAACATCGCGAAGTAGTTAAGTATCTACGTGGTAAATTAAATGAAGTTAACTTGCTTAACGCAAAGTTGTTATTCACAAACAAATTATTCCGTGGATTTGGTTTATCCAATGACCAGAAAATGAAAGTTGTGGAAACATTTGATAGAGCAACTAACTTAAGAGAGGTTAAATTAGTCTACTCAACATTAGTTGAGTCATTTAAGACTAACCAGCCTGAAAAAATCAAAGAATCCAAAGGTTCAGCTTCTAAGCCTGTAGCCTCAACAAAATCTGAAAAACAAGAAATTATTTCTGAAGGTTCAGAGTTGAGAAACAGATTCAAGAAGTTAGCCGGGATTACTAAATTTAACAGTTAACATATTTCATTTGGAGAAATATAATGTCAAATAAATTAGGCACTATCGAAAAGTTGATGGACGGATACAATCCTGTTCGTCAGCGCATGGAGGAAACTAAAGGCTTAGTAAAAAAGTGGGAAGCCACCGGCCTTTTAGAAGGACTCCAAGATGAGCAGAAAACTCACGGTATGGCAGTTCTACTTGAGAACCAAGCACGTCAGTTAATCGACGAAGCATCTCAAGCAGGAACCAATAGTGATTCAGAACAGTGGTCAGGCGTTGCTTTACCATTGGTCAGAAAAATCTTTGGTGAATTAGCCGCACAAGAGTTTGTTTCTGTTCAGCCAATGAACCTACCATCTGGTCTTATCTTCTATCTTGATTTCAAGTATGGAAGTGCACAGGCTGGATTTACAAGTGGTAACGATGTATTCGGTATTACTTCAGGTTCTGGCGACCCAACTGCTGGATTATATGGCGCAGGTCGTTTCGCTTACTCAGCAAATGACAATGCATCATCAGCTCAATCAAAAGGAACATCTGTATCAGATGGTACTTATACAACTGGCTCAGTAACATTTTCTGATGTTGATTTTGAACCAGACCTATCCGCATCTGTATCAACTGGTGCTGATGCTGACAATGGATTAATGAAGATTAATGTTGCAACTGCAGCATTGAGTGGATATGATCCTGAAGGTATAAGAGCATTTAACATTTCTGGTTCAAACTTTGATGAGTTCTTCCCAGCACATACTAAATTAAACGCTGCTGAGACTGAAATCTCATTTATCGTTAAGAAAGACAGAGCTCAAACACTTGTTGGTAACGTCGTTGTTGATTATCATAAGCAACCAACTGACGCAACAAGAGGTGACTTTGAAGCAACTGCAAGTGGTACTGGCGCAGAATCAGACGCAGGAATACCAGAGATTGATATTCAAATGCGTTCTATTCCAATAGTTGCAAAAACACGTAAATTGAAAGCTGTTTGGACTCCTGAGCTTGCTCAAGACCTTAACGCTTATCATAGTGTTGATGCTGAAGCAGAATTAACTGCATTACTTTCTGAGTACGTATCAATGGAAATCGATTTAGAAATCTTAGATATGTTAAGAACTAACGCATCTGCTAAGACAGAAAACTATTCTGCAAAAGTTGGATTTGAGTTTAACTCAGCTACCAACCTGTTTGAAGAAACTTCTGCAAACTCAAATGCATACACAAAAGGTGAGTGGTTCCAGACTCTTGGTAACAAGATACAGTCTGTTTCCAACGCAATTCACCAGAAAACCCTACGTGGTGGAGCTAACTTCATCGTTGTAAGTCCTGAAACTGCAACTATCTTGGAATCAATTCCTGGATATGCAACTTCATCTGACGGCGATGCATCAGCTAACCAGTACGCTATGGGTGTTCAAAAAGCTGGTCTTTTGAATAACAGATATACTGTTTACAAAAACCCATACCAGTTTGAGAACGTAATTCTTGTTGGTTTCAGAGGAAGTAACTTCCTAGAAACTGGCGCGGTGTACGCTCCTTACGTACCGATGATTATGACACCATTAGTATACGACCCAACCAACTTTACTCCACGTAAAGGTGTGATGACTCGTTACGCTAAGAAAATGGTTCGTTCAGAGTTCTACGGATTAGTAAGAATAGCAGATATTGATAAAGTCTAAATTTAGACCTTTATATATCATGTAACTAAAAGGGGAGGCTTCGGTCTCCCCTTTTTTGTTTGGGTTATATTTATTAATGAATAATAGTATTTATTTGGAGATTTAAATGGCTCAACAACCAATATGGCCAGGTAGTGGTTCGGCAGTAAGTGGCTCAACACCTTTCGGATTTTATGACGAGGACTCAGATTTTCAGACAGAAGCACCGCAATTTGCTACATGGTGTGCACGGAGATTAGGTTTTCCTATAATGTCTGTAGAATTACAAGATACTCAGTTTTACGCTGTTTTTGAAGAGAGTGTATCTGAGTATTCAGCACAAGTCAATCAGTTTAACATTGTAGACAATCTTTTAAGTTTAAGGGGACAATCAACAGGTTCTAACTTTACACACAAAAGAATAACACCAACTTTAGCTAATACGATTAGAATATCAGGAGAATATGGTACGGAAGCACAAGTCGGAGGAAATGTGGACTTGAAAAAAGGTTCAATTTCAGTTAACAGTGGTTCACAAGAATATGACCTCGACGCTTTATATGCTAACGTTTCAGAAAGTGGACAAGCGATAGAAGTAAAACGAGTATATTACGAATCAACACCAGCAATACAAAGATATTTTGACCCATATGCTACAACGGGCTATGGAACTATAAATTTAGTGCAAGGTTTCGGTTTTGGTGATTACTCACCAGCGGTATCATTTACATTGATGCCAATATTCGAAGACTTATTAAGAGTACAAGCAATCGAGATGAATGACCAGATTAGAAAATCGGCTTACTCTTTTACGTTGACAAACAATAAATTAAGAGTTTTTCCCGATCCTGAGACTAATCGTACTTTATTCTTTGATTACGTTGTTAAGTCTGATAGGGATAACCCTCTTAAAACCGAGATGAGCGGTTCCGCAAATGTCGTTTCAGATTATTCTAACGTTAAATACGATAATATGCAATTTACTCATATAAATGATGTAGGTAAACAATGGATTAGAAAATATGGTTTGGCATTATCAAAAGAATTGTTAGGTATAATTCGTTCTAAATACGGAACAGTACCGATACCAAACGCGGATACGACTCTTGATGGTGATACTCTTAGGAGTGAAGCAGCTGCTGAAAAAGAAGCTCTTATTACACAATTACGTGAAATTTTAGAACAAACAAGTCGTAAGGCTTTATTAGAGGCAGATAAAGACGAAGCTGAATTTTTACAAGAGAAGTTGCAAAAAGTACCTTACCCAATTTACATAGGATAATAAAATGGCACAACGTTTTTACTCACAGTTGGATTTGGATACATTCGACAGATTCAATAGAGAACTTGTTGGGGATGTTGTAAACGAAAAAGATGGTATAATATTTCAACAAGTTGAGGTCTATAAAATATCAGCGAAAGATACAAAAACTAATATCTATGGTGAGACTGTAGGTGGTAAGGTATATGAAGCTGGTGTACAAATAGCATCATTGGTGGACGCAGAAGACCAAACCACTAATACGGATGAATTCGGACCTGATAGAGTTCAGAACGTATCATTCTCATTTTTACGCAAAACTCTTAGAGATATTGAATTTGTTGTTGATGTTGGTGATATTGTAAATTGGAATGATGGTTTTTGGGAGATTACTTCTAAAAATGAGAATCAATTAATTGGTGGTCAAACTGATGCTAATTATATACACTCTGTTGTATGTAGTGCTTACCTAACAAGAATATCACATCTTAATATAGAGAGAGTGAGAAGTATATAATGCCAACGACAAAACCGTTACCAAGAAAGAAAAGAGTTCTAAATAGGGGTTATCTATACTCAAGAGCTAAAGATGATGTAAAAAATCCTGAAGTTACCTTACTTGATATAGATAGCGCCATTACCTTTTATTTTGAAAATGTTATTAAACCATCGGTAGAAGATAACGGAGAAAATATAAAAGTTCCAATTATGTATGCTTCACCTGAACGTTGGAGTGCCATACGAAAAAATGGTTTTATGAGGGACAAAAAAGACCAAATCATAACACCTGTCATAACGTACAAACGAACATCAATAGATAAAAACGATACGCTCCCTCAAGATAAATTAGATGCAAATAATCCAAATCTTTTTTATACTTTTCAAAAGAAATTTTCTCAAGAGAATAGATATGATAATTTTTCTATACAGATAGGAAATCAACCAACTAGAGAATACTATAATGTGACAATGCCCGACTATGTAACAGTATCATATGATTTTATTGTGTGGACAAGTTACATTGAACAAATGAATAAAATACTAGAGAGAATAGTTTATTCAGATGGTGCATATTGGGGTGAGCCAGATAAGATGAGGTTTCATTCTACTGTCGATAGTATTACTGATGCTACTGAGGTAAGTGATTCTGAAAGGATTGTCCGTTCCAACTTTTCTGTTACGTTGAAAGGATATTTATTACCTAAAGCAAATTTTGACCATAGGTCAACAACACAAAAATATTTGTCACCAAAATCAGTTGTATTTGGTTCCGAGCTAGCACAGGTTAATAATACCACAGGCAGAGCTGGACAATTTACAGAGGGAGAAGCAGACTCTATAACCAGCACACCTCAACCGGCAGCTACAACCGACTTTCAAGTAACAACTACAAACACTTTAACATTATTACAAGGAACAGGTGTAACACTAACACCAAATAACGTAAGTTTTAATGGAAGTAGCACTGTAACCACGACTTTTGCAATAGGACAGGCAGTAGCTACCGATAGTAATGTTGTTTTTAATTCTGTATCTGCAAGTTCAGTAGTAGTTGGGGATACAACATTTAATGATTCATCAATCACATCAACCAATCTAACTGTAACAGGTTCTGTTACAAATACTGGAAATCTAACAGTAAGAGGAGATGCTACAGTTTTTGGAACAATTACCGCTCAAGAATTTCATACAGAGGTAGTCTCGGCATCTATAGTCTTTACAAGTGGTTCAACTAAATTTGGTGATAGCACAGACGATATACATAATTTTACAGGTAGTTTAGCAACATCTGGCTCATTAATTTTGAATTCTTACTCAGTAAATGAGGTGTCAAATGACACATCCCTCACCGATGGTAGTGCTACAGCTTTGATTACGGAAAACGCAGCAAAAACATTTGTTGATAATGCTACTGACACCCAACAATCTTTTTTGAGAAAGCAATTTGTAAAAACCTCATCTTCAATTACAATACCAGCGACAGCGAGTTTTAGTGCTGTAACCGCTTCAGCACCTGATGGATTATCAGCCGTAACAGAAAACGATTTCGTATTCTTTATTAATGGTCAGTATATGGAACATGACGCTATTGAGATTCAACAAAGTGCAACAAACTTTTTACTTAAGGTGAATAATGATAGTATTGGATACGATTTAGAAACAGATGATGAAATTTTAGTAATTGGTAAATTTAATAGTTAGGTAAATTAATGGCTCGTTTTATTTTAAAGCAACCAATTAGATTTAATGATGGTACTGGTTTTACCATAAATAATGGTAATGAAAATATCACATTGACTGATAATAAAAATGTCACATTTAATATTGGTCAAGATGTGTCCACAGATGCTAATGTTGAATTTAACCAAGTTACAAGTCCTACGATAAATATTGATGATTCAACCACGACGATTACCAGTCAATTGATATCAGGTGTCACAACGATAGACAGCAATTTCCAAGTTACAAACAATTTAAATATTAATCAAAATTTAGATGTACAAGGCTCTTTTACAGCTAAAGAATTTATAACAGAACTTAATGAACGAACCATAATATTTAAGAGTGGTTCAACTGCATTTGGTGACACGATAGACGATACACATGGTGTAACAGGTAGTCTTCAAACAAGTGGTTCACTTATTTTAAATGATTATACTTTTGATGAAATAGCAAACACAATTAATGATACTGACTCCACTGCGATTGTGACTGAAAATGCGCTAAAAAGTTATGTAGAAGACCAAGTTGATGCTGCGCAAGGATACATAAGAAAAAGTTTCGCACATACTGGTAGTTTTGTAAGCGCCACAACACAGAGTTTTACGGCAGTAACAGCTTCGGCACCAACAAGTTTTACTGCGACAAGTAAAGAAGATTTTATGTTTTTTAATAATGGTGCTTTTATGGAAACCGATGCTTTGAATATAAAACAGAGTGGTAATCAATTATTTTTATTTATAAATTCTGACTCGATAGGGTATGATTTAACTGCCGAAGACGAAATTGTAGCTTTTGGTAAATTTAATTCGTAATACCACATTGGAATTACCATTGTTAGATATTTATAAGTATGAGAAAAAGACATTGGAGTAATAGAAAGAATCGCCCTTGTCCTGATTGTGGGAAGATGTTGACCTACACTCGTAAGGATTCTTTCGATAGAGCGGTTGGTAACAATAGTGTTTGTAAATCTTGTGCACAACAAGATAGAAAATTTACACTTGAAACTATTGAAAAAATGAAACAACCTAAAACAGTTGAACACAAAAAGAAAATTTCGAAATCAATTACAAATTGGTGGGAAGACAGAAAACAACAAGAAGTAGAGTATGGCTTTATTAGACAGCAAACAACTAAATCCTAAGTTAACTGGTTCATTTATACTGTCTGGTTCAACTCAGACATTTATAGGTGAATCAGAATTTACAGGTAGTGTCAATGTAAACGATAATCTTAATGTATCACAATACATCGTTCATAAAGGTGATTCTAACACTTATCTTAATTTTACAGATGATAGACTTAGATTTAATATTGGTGGTATATCATACATAGATTTAAACGATGCTACGAGTGCTCCACATGATATTACATTCAATGATGGTGCTAATAATGTAGATTTAACCATAAAAGGTAGTTCTAATAATCCTTTATTTAAAACAGACGCTTCTACAAATAGAATAGGAACACATGGTAAAGGTACACCAGAAGTTGCTTTCCATATAGGTGGTTCTGAGTTAAGGGTTGATGGAACCATAAGTGGTTCTGATTATGGTGGAAATGTAAGTGGTTCATCAACATCAACTGGTTCTTTTGGTGAATTAGAAGTTGACACTAATACCACAATAGGTGGGGATTTATTTGTTAAAGAATACATCAAACATACAGGTGATGTAAATACAGCAATCAGATTTACTGATAATAAGATTTCCTTTGATGCTGGTGGTATGACTTTCTTTGCGGTTCACGACGATGATAGTGCTCCGTTTACTGCTACGATTAATGGTGGCGGAAATAAAATTAACTTTAGAGCTTTCGATGAAAATCAAGATTTACTTTTAAAAACTGATTCTGAAGCATTCAGCGTTGAACTATATCATGCAGGTAACAAAAAATTAGAAACAACATCAACTGGTATTGATGTAACAGGACAAATAACTGCAAGTGGAAACGTAAGTAGTTCCGCAACTTCAACTTTTTCTGCTGGAACTTTTACGGGTACATTTAGTGGAGCATTATCAAGTTCGGCTCAAATAGCTGAAGATATTAGTGGTTCATTTTCAAAGGAACATTTAGGAGCAAAAGTAGCTAATGTGGTTACAAGCTCTGCACAATTAGCAGCTGATATAAGCGGTTCATTTGGAAATCAGAGGGTTGGAACCACCGATTCACCAACATTTGCTGGTGGTACTGTCACTGGTAATTTTGTGGTTGGTGGTAAATTAACTGCTCAAGAAATTCATACTGAAATAGAGAGCTCTTCAATCTTATTCACGAGTGGTTCTACTAAATTTGGTGACACGATAGATGATATCCATAGTATGACAGGCTCGCTTGTTATTAGTGGTAGTGTCAACGCATCATCCTTTGTAGGTTTACTATCTCAGTCTGCACAAATTGCAGATGATATAAGTGGTTCGTTTTCAAAGGAACACTTAGCAGAAAAAGTAGCCAACGTGGTTACAAGTTCAGCTCAAATAGCTGCTGACATTAGTGGTTCTCTTGGGGATAATGCTGATGTTATCAGAAGTTTAGATAGAACCACAATAAGTGGTTCATTTACCGCAGTTTCAGCAAGTCTGGCATCAAGAATCACCTCGGAGGAGGGTGAAGCTGAGGGCTCTGTGGTAAGTTCTTCAGCTCAAATAGCTGCAGATATAAGCGGTTCCTTTTCAAAAGAACATTTAGGAACAAAAGTACCGAATGTTGTATCTAGCTCTGCGCAAATAGCGGACGATATAAGTGGGTCGTTTGCGGAACCGAGTGGTAATGTTAGTGGTTCATCAACTTCTACTGGCTCTTTTGGTAGGGTTGAAGCGGCTGGTGTTATGTTCGCAGACTCTTTTGTATCATCAACTGGTGGAGCAACTATTGATTTTAATGATGATGTTAGTCTAGCTGGTTCCCTAACAACCACAGGTAAAATAGAGTTAGGTAGAGAACCAGTACAAGGTTTCAATTATTTAGCCAGACAATCTGAGGGTGAGGTGAGTGCCTCATCAAAAGCACATACATTCACCGCTCTAGCAGCTTCAAAGACATCTAATCACCCTTATAAAAATTTAGGTTCAGGTCAAGGTTACGTTATTGATGGTGTGGAAAGTCCTTTCTTATATTTGACCGAAGGACATTACAAGTTTGATTACAGTGGTGCTAGTTCACATCCAGTAAGATTTTACTTTGACGCTGCTAAAACCACACAATATAATCCTAGTAGTCACGTATCGGTTGATGGAAATGTAATCACACTAAAAATTGATAAGGATAGTCCACAGATTATTTATTATCAATGTTCTTCTCACGGTTACATGGGATGGGCGATACATACTGGTCAAAACTCACAAGGTCAAGATGAAAATGGAATGAGGACTTTAATAAGTGGTTCGGCTCAGATAGCATCAGATATTAGTGGTTCGTTTACATCTGTCTCATCAAGTTTAGCCGCTAGACTTACTTCTGAAGAAAGTGAAGCTGAAGGTTTGGTTGTAAGTTCATCTGCTCAGATAGCTACCGATATAAGTGGTTCATCAACCGCTCTAAGTGCATCACTATCCACCCGATTGACAACTTTTGATATAACCCAAATTGACATAGATGGTGCGGATGATATTGGTGCGGCAATTACTGATGCCGATTTAATTATTTTAGATGACGGAGCTGGTGGTACAAATAGAAAAGCCACGATGTCAAGATTAAAATCTTATATGGGTGATATATCTGGTGGTTCTACTTTAGGTAATATACAGGTAGGTGTTACAGCGGCTGGTGAGTTGGATACATCAACTGGTAATCTTACATTAGATTCCGCTGGTGGGACAGTCGTAATTGATGATAACCTACAAGTTGCTGGTGACACCACACTTGTAGATGTTACTGTAACAGGCACCTTAACTGCACAAGAGATACACACCACATTCGAATCTGCATCAATAATATCCACAAGTGGTTCTACTAAGTTTGGTAATAGTATGGATGATGTTCATAATATTACTGGTTCTGTAAACACCACAGGTAGCATATCAGCGGATAGCTTTAGTGGTACATTCGATGGGGCACTTTCAAGTTCAGCACAGATAGCAGGTGATATCAGCGGTTCTTTTGCAAACCCAAGTGGGAACGTTAGTGGTTCGTCAATATCAACTGGCTCGTTCGGTAAATTAATCGGTGATGGTAGCGACATAACAAACTTACCATCAGCCGCTATAACATCTTATGGTAGTACAGGTGATAACAGAATTATTACATCTGTAAACTCAACCAATGTTCAAGGTGAAGCTAATTTAACATTTGATGGAACATCCCTAACCCTAACAGGTCAGTTAACAAGTAGTGGTGATATTAGTGGTTCATCTACATCAACTGGTTCTTTTGGAATTATCGAGGTAGGTGGTGGTCAGTTTACATCAGCAAGTCTAGCAGCTGGTGGTAGTGTAGATATAGATTCCGATGCAGTAAGTGGTTCATTTAATAAAGGGTTTGAATTTACAGGCACGATTAGTGGTTCTTCAACATCTACTGGCTCCTTTGGGCAGATTGTAGTTGGTGGTGGAGTATTCACATCAGCAAGTCTAGCAGCTGGTGGTAGTGGTGGTGATAGTTCATTCACAGCCGCTGGTATAAGTGGTTCATTTAATAAAGGATTTGAATTTTCAGGTGAAATTAGTGGTTCATCAACATCAACTGGCTCATTTGGTTTAGTTGTAGGAGATGGTAGTGGACTATCAAATGTAGCAGCTAGTATTACTGTAAAAGAAGAAGGAACTGACCTAACCACAGCTGTTAGTAGTATAAATTTTGTTGGGGATGGTATAACCGCTACAACAAGTGGTAATGACGTAACGGTCACGCAATTATTAACACGAGGAGCTGGAGATGCATCGGTGGTTGATGTTAGCACAGCATCAACGACATGGGCGGTAACACACTCCTTAGATAACAGATATCCAACTGTAACGATTTATGACGAAAGTAACCAGGTTATTATACCAGAGAGTATAACAGCTGATACAGCAAATACGGCAACAATTACGTTTGAACAGGCGGTAAGTGGAAAAGCATCATTTACATTGGGTATTCCAACAAGTTCACTATTTATTAGTGAATCTGCACAATTATTGAGTGAAATAGCTGATTCAACTGTAGATGGTGATTTAACTATTACTGGAAAGTTAACCGCTCAAGAAATACACACAGAAATTGAATCAGCATCAATAATTTTTACAAGTGGTTCGACGATATTTGGTGACTCAATAGACGATACACACTTTTTTACAGGTTCATTACTTATTAGTGGTAGTGTTGACGCATCAACAATATCTGGTTCTTTTGATAAATCAGACATCAAAACAAGTTTACCAGATAACACGGTGAGTAGTTCAGCACAAT